CTCCTTGTTCTCCCCTTCCAATACGATAAAGTTTGCGGTTCTCTTCAAGTGAAAAATCAAGTTGTTTGTAATCGAGTTCATAATCAAATTCCTTCATGATGTAAGATAGTTCATCCAAACTGGTTTACGAGATGGGTCGCGAAGATAGTTTGTTGGTGCCCATGGTTTGCTAGAGATATACAACTTATATGCAGTTATCGTATCAATCTTATCATCATACTTCCATTTCTCTGGCATTGCACGAGTAAAATCTTCTACTTGTTTCCAGATGATAATTGCTTCTTTAGTAAACCTGTGAAATGTTTTCTTTGCCTCAAACAATGTGTGTGCACAACCATGTTCTTTGCCATATCGATGAGTGTATTCAGTCGATAAAGCACAACCATGTTGAATCAACCATGCACAGTTGGCAAGAGATTTACCTGCCCATTGTGTACAAGGATGATTACGAAATGCACCATGCTTTGTTTTGTATGGTGTGCCATCAATCTTCTTTACTAGGTCATCGCCCCAGTCGAAGTACCAATGTGAGTAAATTATAGAAAGCATTTGACAAGTTTCAAGTGGCATCTTGACCACATGCTTGTCTGGTAAAGATTGTGCCGAGATCTTAGGATCACGGTCAGTCACGAAGATGTTCATAATGTGGTGGTGTGTAATGATCGTTCCAGTGTCTGATGTTACCTGCAACAATAAAACAGTTGGTGACTATAAGTTGGAGAAAGATGAGTGTACGAATGATGGCAATGAAGTCTGCTTCATTATCAGATTTACCTGATTTGTCTCCGAGTGCTTTTGCCCAGATTCGCCATAACTTTTTCAACCTTTAGTCTCCTCTACATGGTATTCTATCTCAACGATCTTGCTTTGCCTACCCATGCTGTTACACTTTGTCTTCTGGCACATAGTACCACCAAGTGACTTGGCGATATAGTCCAGTTCTTCTAGACACTTGCGTTCGAGATCCTCATAGGGATCATAGTACCTGTCAACTTTCATTTACCACTGTTTAGGATGTGTTACTACATCGCCATGGTCAATATCAACATGACCTTCAACGATCTTTACTTTATATACGATCTGAGATTGCTTCTTTGCAAACTTAAGATCGATCCATTTCTTAGTCCAGTACAACGCAAAAAGACAGATGCAAAATGGAACTGCATCTGCCCATGAAATATTGTTCCAGGCGTCTACTGGGTTGATTGCGAATAAAATCATGTTTGCCAATAATAATGATAGAAGTTTCCTCTATTATCGCACATTGGGTCTTGAGATGCAACCCTGTATCTTAACATACTTTGACCTTTGAAGTCTGTTCTGTCTCCGATAATGCTATATGCTTTGAGAAGTTTTTGTTTTCCTGCTTCTGATTGCAGTTCACTCACTAGTTTTTGATCTGCTGATGGTCTCCATCTAGTGAAACCTTCATACTGACCTGGAGCGTATACAACGTCAGCAACAGTATTAGGATACTTAGGTGACCTGACACGATTAAGAACAGATACTGCTACACAATATCCATCAAAACTATTCTTGTAAGTTTCAACTTGAATCGTCCTTGCAAGATGATCGTAGTCAACTGGCGTGAGTGCTAGGATAGTTTCTAAAATCATGCGTTGTCTCCTGTCAGGTTTTTGAATTCACCTTTTTCGTAGTCAAAGTTAGGATGAGGTGCAGATGGTTTCCATGGTTTCTTAGACCTGTTATGAATTACAATGAATTTATCAGCAGCAAATGTTCCTGCTAAAGAGATTTCATATTCATCGGTTGTTAACCAGTTGTAAGTGCCATCTTTCTTTGTATGTGCCAACAACTCGTTGATCTCACTAATCATATTAGGAGTAAGTTGAATGGGTTGTTCTCCGAGATCTACCTTTTCAGATAGAACTCTTTCATCAGCATCTAGTTTGCCAATCATAGGTCGCCTTCTTTACGGTTTTCAGAATAATGTACATCAAACTCACCGCCAGGATAACGTGACTTAAGTTTGTCTACATTCATTTCAATGATCTCCTCAGGAGATACATCAAGTGCCATACATGCTTGCATAAAATACCACATGATGTCACCAAGTTCACGTTTCATATGAAACATGTTTTCTTCAGAAACTGGTTTACCTTGGAAGGTAATCTTTTTCACCACTTCTGTAAACTCACCCGCTTCAGCACATAGACCTAGTGCAGCAGTGAGCATTCTCTCCAATGGAAAGTTTTCATAGTATAGGTCTGCAACTTTGTTTGCAAACGCTTCTGGGTCTTTACTTTCTTTTGAAGTCACAGCATTTACAAACTGTGCATACTTGAGAAAGTCAACGCGACTAGTCATATTTAAGTTCATCGAATGGTTTCTTTTGGGTGGTAAAGTGTTTAACCAGATCCTTTTCAGCGAGGGTATTTTGACCAGAGTCAATAAGGTCAGTTTGTGCTGACTCCTCTACATCATACAGTCTCATCTTCGCTCTGTCAATACCAACACAAAAACGTTTGTTCAGTGTTGGATCATTGTATCTATTCTTCAACTGCTTGACCATGATTTGATTCATCCCTTCAAGTTCTTCGGTAGAAATAAGAGCGAACATGAGGTCAGCAGTAGCAGGAAGACCGAAGGACTCACTGGTATCGGTAAGATCAACGTCAGTAGAACCAAACCCTGAGCGAGTAGTCTGAGTAGCAGTAACGATTGGTACGTTGCACTCGACTGCGAGACCCCTAAGTTCTTCAGCGATTGCTTTGACATAGGTGTAACTGTTTACAATGGATCCTTTGTACCTTTGAGAGGCACAAATATTTAAGTAGTCTACAAAGATAATGTCAGGTTTGATACTTCTCTTCATAGCAAGGTCAGCAATCAAAGACTTAAAGTGTCCTACATGTGCTTGAGCAGTAGGATATTCTTTAATGATTAACTTACCCTGTGTCTTTTTCCCCAGTTGCAGAATCTTCTTTTCAAACATCATGCGAGGTAATTCAGAGAGTTTCTGAATATTGATGTTCATAAGATTAGCATCAATCCTCTCTGCAATCTTTTCTTCTGCCATCTCACAAGTGATGTATAAAACATTCTTACCTTGTAGAAGCATACTTGATGCAACGTGACACATAAACAGGGACTTACCAACCCCTGTACCTGCCAATGCTACATTCAAAGATTTGTTTACTAGTCCACCCTTAGTAATCTTGTTAAAGAATTCTAGATCAAAAGGAATCTTATCTTCCTTACGATGATAGTATTCAAAACGATCACCTGCATTGTCTAGGTAATCATGACCAACATTCTGATCGAAAGATACACCTAGTGCGTCTGAAAGAATTTGAGGAATGGCACCCTTATCCTTCTCGGAATCTTGACCGTCAGCAATCTTGACACTCTCCATAAGAGATAGGTAGATCGCACGCTCTTGACACCACTTTTCCGTAGTATCAACGATCCAATCATAGTCTGAGGGATCATCGGAAAGGACATTTAAAATCTCCAGAACAGATTTGAATTGCTCATCAGATAGATCATTCCTTTCCTGACACTCAATAGACAAAGCATTGAGAGAAGGTAGATTATCATACTGACTGATATACTCATGGATTTCCAGAAAGATAACCTTATGAGGTTTTTCAGTAAAGTATTCTACCTTAAGGAAAGGAAGAACCTTACGAGCGTACTTCTCATTATAAACGAGATTAGATAAAATCGTGAGTTCGAGTGACATTAGAGATAGTGCAAATAGGTGCCAACGATGTACTTTTTATTGGACTGAGGTGGTAATCCCGCATGTCTATACATCCAAGTAGGAGGGAACAGGAGTATTCTACCACATCTGGGTTCAACTGTCACGTCCAATTTTGGAAAGTATGTTTCACCACCCCTTCCGACATCGTTTAGATACAAGAAACAAACAAGGAAACGACGTGCACTGTTGTAGTCTTGTACATCAACATGATCTTTAAACTGATCATGTCCATTGTTTTGATAATACTTTAATCGTAATTCTTCAAAGCAATACTTTGCAGGAAAGTCTGGACCTAACTCCAGTTCATCCATATACAATGATACTGCATCTACAAAGTAATCCTCTAGTTTGACATGAATGTCAGACCAAAGAGGATCTTTTGCTTTAAGTCTGTTTGTTAGGTTTAGTTGCGTGAAGGAAGGTCGCTGCTCTCTATCAATATACTCGCTGTTGGATTTTCCAAACGCTTCAAGTATCCTCTTACAAAGATCAGAGTCAACCAAGTTATCATACGATCTAACATAGTCTTTTAAATTAGTTGCCATAACGAAACTCTTTTGCTGCTGCTTCGTCTAGTTTTTCCATTATCTCTTCGGTGAAATACTTCTCAGGATCGGCAAGAACAACAGAAGGAAAAACGGAAGATTCGCCAATAACGACACGATTCCCCTTGCGTTGGAAGACTCCATGCTTCTCACCCAACTCCAGTAGTCCGTAATACCTGTCAAGTCCACGGTCGTAATAAAGACGTGTTTCAACTGTGCTGTTCTCCTTTGTTAAACGTGATTTAGCATTCTTACATTTAATGATATTACCAACTACTTCTTTCCCATCTTTCTCTTTCTTCTTCGAGAGATAGATGATACTCGATGCTGCATATTTAAGTCCACTACCACCACCCATTTCCTTGGTAGGAATATAGGCACCCACTACATCATATGTATGATTTGTAACTAGCATTGGAACATTCGCTTTACCCAACTTGAGAGTTAGAACTCGGAAGATAGACTTCACAACTTGTGCACGAGTCATGTCACGAGTCTCTTTACCTGCTTCACTATCTTCTACTTCTTTAGAAGTTGATAACATACCAAGAGAATCGAGGACAAACATCATGGGTTTCTTTTCATCAAGTGCCAGATACTTGTCAATGATCTTGATAGATTGATATCGAAACTCTTGTACTGTAGTTACAGGTACAATCATCATGCGACTGGAATCAATGCCCCTGTCTTCAATCATCTGCTTAGAGATAGCAGATTCAGATTCAAAGTAGATCACTCCTGCGTCTGGATTAGACTCAAGAAAATGTTGAACAATGCCAAGGCAAAAGAAAGTTTTACCAGTGCTTGACTCACCTGCGATAGCAGTGATCTTATTCCCTGGTACACCCCCATAGATGCTTCCAGAGCAGAGAGCATTAAAGATATAAGAACCAGTGTCAATGTAACCGCTAGTATCTCCTGCCGAAACACCATCAGAGACGAGACTGGCATATTCATTACCAATTTCACTTGCAACATCCTTAAGAAATGAGTTCACTCTTTGACCTCCGTCATAGTTGTAATAAAGTTGGAACGTTTCATGGCACGTTCAAACCATTTTGCTTCTGATTCTTCGTTGAAGGATTGTTCCCTCTTATCAGGAATACCAAATGCCTTCTGATATGATACCACATATTTAGTTGTCATGCAAATAAAAACTCCAGAGATGCGACTTTTTCATGTTTCCACCCGATAGTTTCTAAGATGACCTTTACAGGTTCAAGGAACGACTTAGAGAATTGTAGATCATAGTCTACATGATTGTTCAATCCAAACTCTTTAGGGAACGTGTTCAGATAACTGATCACATTCTCGTTGATCTTGTTTGGGGTCTTCATATACACAAACTTGACCTTCTCACCATCTTGAATCAGAGGATACTTATGGGTCAGTTTGTTCTTCTTGTTGTAGAAGTTGTACAGCAGGGCACCTCTTACATGAATGGGTGTGCCTTTGCTGTATATAGTGGTCGGGTTTGCCCACTTATTTATCCCATTACATCCCCTAGGGAATGAGATGTCTTCGACTGGTAATGAAGAAAACTCTTTCTTGAAATCTGCAATAAACTTCTGTGCTTCCTCTTCTGTCTCGTTCATGATAACAGTGAAGCATTTACGAATCGCTTCACGACATGCCATAGGAGTAGAAGACTTGACTGCCTCCAGTCCCATGATCTTGAGTTTGGGTTTTTCATAACGAACACCTTCGCTATCCCACACGTTGAGAATGTATCGCTTCTTAGCAGTCCATAGACCCTTTTCAGCAATGTTCTCACGCTTCATGATCATTTTCTGTTCGTAAGCGTTAACATACTTGGCGAGCGTTTCATAAGAACTCGTAATATACTTTTCAAGTTCCATCTCACACACCTTATTAAGGAACGTGACAACGCTCGAAGCATTCTTCTCTCTACCTTTGTATACACCTTGAACCAGAGGACCCAGATTGAGGTAGATAGAATCAGTATCAGAGGCAATAACATAATCTTCTCCATCAGTTTTAAGTACCTTGTTAAGGTACTTGTTCATTTTGTTTTCAATCCAACGAATCGAGACTTGCCCTGAGAGAGTAATCGCCTCAGCATTTGCCAGATTGTAGTATCGGAAGTATTGATTTCCGATTGCTCCATAGGCAGAGTTGAGTTGGATCTTCCTTGCCATTTGGATGTTGTTGAACTTTGATATATCTTTTTGTAGTGCCACGGTTTCTGCAGGTGTGGTGGCATGTTCAAGGGATTGCTTTGCTTGTAGCATCCGCTTCTTGTAAATGGTACGTTCATCGTAGATCTTCTGCATGATTTCTGGTAGGAACCCATGGATATCTTTGCGATACTGAGCACCATTGGCGCATGTGCAATACTTCTCATCGAAACTTACTGTCTCTTCAAGGATCTTATCAACTGTAACCGTTGGATGTCTTTGTTCAACGAGGGTCTCTGGGGAGATATTGTACTGCATGATAAGATGAGGGTAAAGAGAGTTAAGGTCAAAAGAGACCACCCAATCATAGCATCCTGGAATCGGTTCCTTGACATAGGCACCTGCATACTTTTCGTTTTTCTTTGCACCCTTCTTAGGGGGTACTACAACCTTTCTATCTGTAAGATAATTGTAGATGATTGTGTCCCACATGCGAACTTGTGAGTACACATCTTCAAAGTTTGCTTTGGCATCATAGGACATTGTGATTGCCAATTCAAGCAACTTCATCTTGTCTTCCAATCGGTCGATCAACTCAACGTCTTGGATGTTGTATTCCATGAACTTCTGCCAATCTTTTGTATAGAAGTCCTTGAAGTTTTCGTACTCATCATGATTGACTTTCCGTTGTCCTAACTCGACAAAGGCAATATGGTCGAGTCGATATGACTCCTGGTTACTATAAGTAAACTTACGGTAAAGATCAAGATAGTCAAGGATATTGATCCCACTAAGGTCATAAGCATAGTTCTTCCTTCCTTGGACATAAACCTCTCGTTCGTTAGCACGGTTCCAAGGGGACAAAGACTTCATCCACTTTTCACCTAGTATTCTATTTACACGACGAGCAATGTACGGAACGTCATATAGGTTGACATTCCATCCTGTCAAGATATCGGGAGTATTCTGTGCCCACCATGTAAGAAAGTCAGTAAGCATTTCATTTTCTGTCCAGAAAATCTTTGCTTTGACTCCCTTCGGGGGATCAAACTCACGCATTGCCCAACAGTAATATTGCTTTGTCACCATGTCTTTGATGGTGATAGACAGCATTTCTTCTGCTGCCTCTTCTACTGAAGGGAAACCGTTATCGCATTGAACCTCAATGTCCAATGCATACATTTTCATCTGTTTGATATCGTAATCTACATCGTTAGGAAACTCACGACGGATGTACTGATAAACAAACCTTTCATAACCATGCACCTCGAAACCTTCGACCTCATTATAGGTCTTGATAAAGTCTCGTGCCTCTCTTGCAGTTTGAAACTGCATCGGTGCTACGGGACGACCATCAAGGGTCTTGTATTCCTCAGTTGCATTCTTAGATAAAACATACAGAGTAGGAGAAAACTGTGTACGAAATTGGACGGGTTCACCGTCTTCATAACCTCGATAGAGGATTGTGTCTCCTGCTAGTTGAATGTTCGTATAGAATGAACTCATTTAGATTTGTAGATTTCTACAAGTTTGGAACTCGGTTCCAGTATAGTAAAGATCTGGTCACTTGTCAAGAACAAGTCACGTTGATCTGTGTACTTGGGGAAAGGAGTGATCTCCTCATCACCAAGGACTTCATAGCATTTTTCAATTAGAATGCTAGGTTCTTCGTCTAGTTCAGTTATCTGACCCAACAGATACTGGGGTCGATCCTTGAGGAGGATCAAACGAAGCTCCTGTTGCAGCATTTCCTCTTCCACTTTCTGCCTCCACGATTTTGTTGTACTTTTCTTCTACCTCAGGGTAAGTTTCGTATGCACTCACAACTTCATCAAGTTTAATCATGATACTTCTATCCTTTGATAGGGGTGCCCAAGGTTCAAATCGAATATTGGGATTGGTGTTTTTGTTGAGACTTTCTTGACCCTCAACTTCCATGAGCAACTCAGGTTCCTCACGGTTTTCCAACCATACATTATAAGGATAACGTAGTTGAAATGCTACAGGTTTCTCAGGATCTTCTTTAGTAGTTACCTCGAACAGATCAGCGATGATATCCTCACCGTTTTTTGTTCTTACGATTCTTACGCTCATAGTTCCTTTAGAAATAGTATAACACACAAACGGATTATAGCACCCATCTGCGTTTTTTGCAACAATCAAAAAAGAGACCCTTTACAGAGTCTCTTTTGTGACCTAGTATATAGTGTATAACTTTTGACACTCTTGATGAAGTATCTTTTCCATCCTGTCACCGTATTAAATCTTTTAATTTGTGGCACTCTTGGCATGATTCAAGTCATACACACTCACGCACACTATAAGATGGAAGTAGATGTTCATGCATATTGTTTAAACAATGCCGAACATCAAGATAGACTCAACAGTGATTATTGAATCTCATACACTTTAAGTTTTTGGTGTTCTGGAATAACCTTTTGTAAATCGATAGTCAATAAACCATTAACAAACTCAACCTTTCCAATCTCTACATCATCTGAAAGATTGAATCCTCTAGCAAATGTTCTTGCTGCTACACCTCTATGCATATACTCTTCGGAATCTTCCTTGCCTTCTTGGTTCTTTGATTTAACCAATAGGACATTTGATTCTGTAGATACCTCTACATCTTCTGGTCCAAATCCTGCTAGTGCAATTTCGATACGCCACTTGATGTTTGATTCTTTGACGATGTTATATGGAGGGTATGCTCCACCTGGTGATCCCACTCCGTATGAATGTAATCTGTAGAATAGATCGTCGAATCCTACACTGTAGCGATTTGCTGCATCAAAAATTGCGTTGACATCCTTAGATGTCCACTTCTGTAAATTAGTCATAGTGCTCCTTTAATAAGCGAGTTTAAATTGTTGTCCCCGAAGGCGACACTACTATTTAACCATAAGTCAGTCATAGACTAAATGGTACAGACCGAACTCATTTGTAAGGAATACCAAACCTATATAGTGGTAGTACTCATGTGAGAAAAAATGAAAAAGTTTTTACCTCTCATTATGTTGGTCATGGCAGGTATTCCTGCACATGCAGGTGGAATCGTTACGAAACATCAGTCGAGTTTACAACACACCGTAGATGCGGGTTACAATTCTTACAATAGAGTAGGCAACTCATATTCTATTTCTGGTACGAATGTAACTACGACACATACTCCTGATGGAGGTAGTGCTGTGTCTGGTGGCATTGGTGTCAACACTTATAGTTCATCTACAGGTGTAGGAAGCATCGGAGCAATTACAGGAACACAAACTGGATCGGGATCATTCTCATTCAGTCAGTCATTCACTCAAGGTGATGCTGCAGGATCAGGTTCCGATGAAGCATTATTCGGTAGTCAAACCCACTACGCAGGTGGTACTGCATCAGGGTCTGCAAATGCACCAGGTACAGTTACCAATGGACATGCTGTTACTCTAACAGGTACAGGTCTAGCAGGTACTACAACTACTGGTCAGTTTGTTAGTGAGATCTCAGTTTTTGACTAATGAAGGAGGAAGACCTTGGCGAACCTTTCATATATACTAACGAAGAAGACATATGCCCTAGGTGCGGTTATTGCTATTGCCATCACTGCACCTGTGAAGGCGGTCCCCGTGGTGCCAAACTTCCAACAGGGATCGATGACGTCCCACACGGAAACGACCTCAAAAGTGACAGAAACGATAAACAGCATGGATTACAATACTGGGTATCAATTTTCGGTAACTGGGTCAGGGATCACAGCAAATGGTAATTTATCTCCTACTACGGAGAAAGCAAACGTGACTATTGAAGGAGTGACTTCGACATGGACAGGAATAGGAACGAAACCAACGTTCACACAAACAACACCAGGGGCAGCGTTTCAGTTCACCGAGACGTATCAATCCCCAGGTCTAGCAAATCATACGGTAATCCAGAGGGTAACCGAGGTTACAAGCGTAACCGACACAACAAGTATTTTCTCCCAGTAATCTTATGTCTATCACAATTCACCAGTGCTCCACATGCGGTTGCGGAAACTGTAGGGGGAGTAAGTGCGACTGCTGCTCCCGTTGCCAATAGTTCGGGCTCAGTCACCAATCAGGCAATACAAGTTTTACAAGGTCCTTACATAACTAACACTTATGGGGGTGGTATACAGTGTCAGGGTAGTACTATGAACGTAACACCCTATGTCACTGGTGCTGCATCAGCACAAAAACCATTTGAAGACTGGTGGGATTCACCAGTGTATGACATGAGAGATTTAAATGAAGACGGTGCACCAGACAATCCTGGTGCGATTTTATATCATGTTCCAACAAGAACAGGACAAAAAGATAACTATAACTTAAGCGTAGGTATATCTGCTACATGGTCTAGACCACTAGATAAGAAACTACAAGATCAATGTAAAGAAGCAGTTGATACTCAGATAGCATTACAAAAGCAACTGACTGCCAATAAACGCCTAGACTTTGAGATCGCGAGACTCAAAAATTGCGGTAATTTAATGAAAGAGGGTATATCATTCCACCCCAAGAGTCCATACTATAGTGTATGTGCTGACGTTGTTGTGCAGAATGTTAATGTAATTCCTCCACATATACACGAGATTATACCTAACGAGGTTTCTTTGGACGCTTCACCTTTAGGGGAGGTAAACCTCTCTTTGCCCTAATAGCATTTGCTTTTATCTCTAATCTACTAGGTGCAGGAGGTTCTTTACCTAAGAACTTTTGAATCCTTTTAATTATTTGTTTAACAATAGGTTTAACAACCTTCAATAATAATGGAGTTGCTGCAGCAGCAGCGGTTGCAACTACTGCGATAGATGCTGTAGTGCTGACTTGATTTGCAGTAGGCAGATACTTTTGGACTGGAGATGTGTCTTCATATAATACTACACAGGTTTTTCCATCTTCACTTAGTTCGTGACCAATAACTCTTTCATCTCCACTTGCAGTTAGGTCACCAACTCTAGGTTGATTAGGTGCAGGACACTCTGTTTCTTTTGGAGTTTTAACTGGGGGTACTTCAGTCTCTGGTGTTACTTCGTCTGGTGGGGATTCTACTGGAGGAACTGGTGCAACATATTCATACTTCAAACTTTCTGGTGAGTAGTCTATAGGATTGAACGAAGGCATACCTGCGTCACAAAAGATCTTTGATCCTTTGGGATCATCACCAACAAGATTATCGTTTTTATCACTACCTTCATGTGCCTCAACACACCCAGGCATGTCAATAACAGGCACACCAATTTGTTGTGTGACAGGAGGATATATAGGAATTGCCTGAGGTGGACTAGAAGTCAACCACTCAGGCACATCCTGTATAAACGTTCTAGGGATATTGATACTTCTAATATCAAGATTCTTTATCTGAATCTGTGGTATTTCCATCGTCTACCTCACAGTTAGCATTAAGATCATTCACCATATTGCCACCTAGTTCTGCTCCTTGTTCTCCACCGAACATCGCAATCCAACCTGCAGCAATCCAACCAACAAAGGGGATAGAGGAAACAGCAGGAGCAGCAGCAGCACCAATACTAGTCCCAACAAGTCGCCCCGTTTGCTTTCCACCACCGACCGCCTCGATGCACGCGACAGACTTTTTTGAGATCCCTTGCCTCCCACCTGCACTCCCATCCTGCCATGAGCGAGGGTTGGATACAGGTCCACCTTGATTAGTTGATCCGTCCATGACGTACTCTTCAGTAACTTGAGTCTTGGTTCTCCCAAATCCCAGAAATCCAGACGGTCTTACAACATCCTTAGTGATGAACATTGTCTTAGGATCGTTTGCAGTATAGTTAATCTTATATCCATCCTCATCTGCTACTGCAGTATAAGAAGTATAAGGTCCTACTGGTACATTTAGTGCGGGTAGTTTCATTTTATTATTGGTGGCGATCATACCGATCATACCAATATGTGAAATACCAACAATGGTACCTAAACTAATTCCTACCCACTTATTCATAGTCCTAGACCTGGTGTAATTGGTAAAGCAGGAATTGCTGCACCTGTGACCTTAGGCATTTGACCTGCAGTAATATCTGGAAGTGCGTCAGTGATATTACCTGTAAGTGATCCTAGTGCTTTCTCTTTGATGTTCTCTATAATGGCATCCTTTTGTACATATAGATACACACCACCGCCAACAACGGAAAGAGATACAACGAAAGACGAAAGAGCGAGTACATTAATAATTTTTTGCATGATAGTTACTTAGTGTCAGGAACGATTTTAACAGGACCAGATTCGATCCTTATGGTTTGTGCAGGGGCAGTTTCAGATGCTTTCTGAATAAGAAACTCCATGTCCTTTTTAGATATAGGAGCAGGTTCATTACCACCATTAGCACCATTCTTTTTCTTACCTGCTGCCTGGACACCAAAAGTAGCTAACGTCCCTGTAAAAACGCTGGCTATGAAAGTCGGATCCAGTTTCTGTTCAGGTATTTTTAATGCTTCAGGCAACTTAACATATGCTAACGTCAAGATCCCTGCGGACCAAAGAAGCACCGCCAATCTCACAAATGTAGAGAGAATTGCTAGTTGCTCTTCCTTGTCCTCAGCATGTTCTTTTAGTTTTCCTAGAAGACCTTTTTCTTTGTCGTCTGGTTTTTTATCTACCATTTATAATACAAAAACTCACACACTATCTATACAATATAAATTTCCAGAAATAGATATACGATGTTCATCTGATGTATAGAAAGGATTGACACCGTGATTAAGTCTTGCGGGGAAGAATGCTATCTTCCATTCAAAGGATTTGTCTATGTGTAGATACTCTGTGTCTAGTCCACCTAGTGCTGTATTGTATTGGAACATGAATGCTGCTGTTTCATCTCCATTTGTTTTATATCTCTCTCGTTCTTTTTGTAAATCATATGGGACTTGTACCCAGATTACAAATGAAAACAACCCACTGTGTATATGCAGAGGGTTGAAGTCATATTTACTTTGAAAGTTTACCCAAAGTCTTTGTAGTTTAAAATCACTATGATCAATATCTCGCATTCTCTCTGCAATACCCATGGCAGGTTGAATACCAAACTGCTTGATATACTCAAAACCAAGGCACCTAGTAAAGGCACATACCTCCTTTGTTAGAGGTAGATGCCACTCTTCTTCTAGATGACCCCTCAGAGTGTCCCTAGCGTCCGTCTCAGGGGTCTTAGAGAGCGTGTTGATGCTTTGCTTTAGTTCTTCAACTACTGGAGAGGGAACCTCTGCTAGTAGGTATCCAGGTGATTTGAACCACTGGACATGATAATTAAAGTCGCTCATTCGGTGATGCGTTTTTTACCAATATTGTATTTAGATTCCAGAGTCCAATCTCCTTTCTCTTTATACGCAATAACTTTAATCTGACTTAGTGGTGCTACACCTTTAATTGTATCATCCTTTACGATCTCTACTAGACCCCAATCAGATAATAGTTTAATAATTCTGTTCCTTCTTTGTACATCATTATCTGATAAGTTTGCTTTCTTACCATCTAGTGCGAATAGTTCTTTAAAATGTACAATGTAGTATTGTCCTTTTTTGTGTAGGATGTGACAAGACTGATAGAGTTTCTTTTCTTTACGAGAGGCAACTCCAATACGAGTGAGTGTTTCGCGAACCTTCAAGAAATCATCTGGTTCCTTGAGAGTCACCTCAATCATATCATCTTTAGTCCACTGGACTTCATTAACTTCACTCATCTTTTCTTACCCCCTTTGTTCAGTTTGTCTTTAATGTAATCTAGATGTGTAGGAGATAGGATTCTCAATGCTTGTTTTGCCTTTTCATTACTATAACCATAGTATTCCTTGACAACTTCAAGATCATTCACCTTATCCTTCTTACCCCAAGGAGAAAATCTCTTACGGGGTCTCACGATATTTATAAAGAAATCATATTGCAAACGGTTTGGTAGATGAGAACACATATTCATCTCATTCGCATACAGAACTGTATCCATGTGATGTGACATACATTTGTTGATTACAAATGCAGGATAGTTCTTTTCCCATGCAGGGTCTTCACTGTCCATCAAGTTCTCTTTGTTGAGATTGATAGAGTTTAGATAATCCTTGAGAGGATACCTATCATCATATTTCATAATTTAGAAGAAGTAGTTCTTTACGTTCTTGTTGGTCTTTCATATAATCACCAACAGATCTCATAGTATATGTATGATCATACTCTTGTGCATTCCAACCCTTAAATCTTTCTTTGATTAGATTGTCAGAGTTGTATGAGATCATTTGATCAGAAGACATCCTTGAACAAGTCTTATGAAATGTTTCATGAGAGAATGTACTATGCATTGTACCCTTCTTTCCATACAAATTATCTTTGATGGAGTATGGAGGATCTAGATATAGGAATACTGCCTGATCATCACTCATCAATTTCTCATACGACAAGTTAGTGATATGCCATCTTTGAATGAGTCGGGAATAGTCGGGGAGTTTTTCGATTCCTCGCATTGAAAAGTTTTGGTCGGACGCCTGGGCAGAAAAGGATGAGGACTCAGTGAGACCAGAAAAAGAGCACTTGTTAACAACATAAAAACTACAGGCACGATGAAAGGGTTCACTACTAGCGAGGGGTAGGTCGAGATATTGTCTTGATTCGAGGAAGAGTCCTCTTGCTGATTCTCTGTCGGGGTATCTTGATTTGAGTTGGATGAGTTCATTGGTTAGTTTTTGACCAGAGATTTGTAACTGTTTCCAAAATGTATATAATGGTTCATACAAGTCATTTACCCAGATACTGATATGAGGATACTGTTGTGCAACATACAATGCAACAGAACCGCCACCTAAAAATGGTTCACGATACTCTGCATAATCACCTAGTGGAGGGAAGTAAGGTGCCATCTTCTTAACAGCACGAGACTTTCCACCAGGATAACGAAGGGGAGTTTTTAATGATGTTGCTACAGGCATCACTGAATAATCATAGGAATTGCTTTTGGGTCAAAACCGCCACCGTACCCTGGACCTACTGGATACTTAGGGTTAAAATACTCAGGTGGAATCAAATCAGGGATTTCAATCATAAGTGGAGCATCTAAAACTCTTTGAACAGATTCTGCCATACGTCGGAAACCAGTTCCAACATAAATTTGTCCTGCAACAACTGCAATAGTAGCAGTGCCCCAGAACATGTAGTAGAACCTACTCTTTACTTGTGCTCTTACTTTTTCTTTCTTAGTCGTCATGGTCATCAAATGGGTCCTCCAACCCTTCATTAGCAAAGAATCCTCTATAGATTCCATACAAGATAAAAATTACTGTGATCACTGCGATACTAATACCGAGAGTGATGTTTGGATCTGCATTGTAATGTGGGATAATCGCATTACACTTCGTCCAAGTACCAGGCAATGTATAGACTGGTGGGCAAGATGCCAATAGTTCGCGTATAGCGATCATTTCTGTTCCCATTAATTAAAGTTACACTCCATCATTAATTGTGTTAAACATGCTAAAAGATTTATCTCCTGATCTGCAACGAATGCAGACTTGTATTGATAATCTGCAATAATCATTACAGCAGCAGCGACGGATGGACCGTCCATCAATGTAGAAAGATTGTCATACATCTGACGTAGGATAGCAGCAGGATCTGAATCTAGATTCTGTTGTACCCATTTCTTAACATCATTGAATTTCTTTTGCTTCATAGCAGAAACAAGTGTATCAATATTGGCATCACCTAGAGTTGCTAGGATACCAGTATCAATACTACCTGTAGATGCATATCTTTGAAGTTCATTCAAAGTGCGTCGGAAGTCAGGATAGTATTTCTGTACAACCTCAGCAACAACCTTATCGGAGAAGGTTACATCTTCTGCGGTAAGAATGCCTTTACACCTTGCAAAGAATGCTGCAGCAAGTTCTTGTTTGACCTTACCACGAGCATTGAAATCGATAACAGTTGTTCGACTATGTAGGGGTTCAATAATCTTATTCTTGAAATTACAAGTAAAGATAAATCGACAGTTCTTTTGGAATGTTTCTATCGATGCACGAAGTAAGAGTTGTACATCTGGGGTAGTGTTGTCTGCTTCATCAATGATAAGGATCTTGTGTTTTGATCCTGCTGTAAGTGAAACAGTTGCAGCAAAGTTTTGTGCTTGGTTTCTGACCGTATCGAGGAATCGACCTTCGTCCGATCCATTGATGACATAAAAGTCTGCTCCTAATTCATTACAAAGTGCTTTCGCGATTGTTGTTTTACCTACACCTGCTGTGCCAGACAAAAGGAGATTAGGAATCTCCCCTTGCTCAACAAAACTGGAGAAGGTATCTTTCACATTCTGAGGTAAGATGCACTGTTCGATATTCTTCGGACGGTACTTCTCAACCCAGAGAAAATCATCAGGCATTAGGTTCAAGTGCAATAAAGTATTTGATGCCCTTTCCAATGAAGAGAGCAACGTTTTTGCTGCTGATAGATACGTCGTACGCACCTGCAAGCAGTTTCAGATTCTCAACTCGGAAACAGTAACAGAAGTTTTGATCTGTGTCTCCAACCTTGACTGAGAAATTATTAGAGGTTTCGTTCTTTTTGTCAGTGACACAAAGATTCATTTCTTCTCCATCACCAAACAGACAAAGGTCTGGGAGTTGATAGATAGATGCTGCCTTGTTCAGTTGCTTCAGTGTTTCAGCATCCAAATGGAACTGAACATCAGTGCTAGGAAGTTTGATCTCTTCCTCAGGTGCCTGAGTAATGATATCAGGATCAGCATAGAAGTATCGAGTCTTAGACCGACCAACCTGATCACTGACAGTTACAAAACTCTTGCTTGTAGTATCGATCTTTGGTTGATCGAAAAGAGACAGACCTCCAAGAAAAACACCTAGGTCATAAATGCTGATCTGGGAATCAAACTGTTCTTCAACCTCAGCAATGGCAAGAATGTTTTTGTTGATGCTAAGAGTAGCAATCTTGTTACCTGGATTGATAACAATAGATTTGTTGATCGTACAAAAGTTCTTAAGGACTTCAACTGTTTGTGGAGTGATTACTGTCATTGAGGATAGATTTCGGTGTCTTTGTCTTTTTGATTGAAATGGTAAAGGAGTACAGCATAGTGCATGATCTTCAAAAGATCCATCTTTGCGGATCCCTTTCTGTCATAGCGTGAAGCGTACTTAAGAATATTACTACGACAGAATGCTTCAGCGTCCCCACATGCTTGAATCAAATCGAGAGTTTGAATACTGTCGTTTCCCGAAGAATAATGCCGACCATACGTCGAACTGATGTATGATCGGAGTTCTTCGATAATCGTATCTTCTTGATACTTCATAATAAAGAGGGTTTAGTCCTCTTCATTATACTCTGTATCTTCTCCTGCGTCAACCTTTGTATAAAGATCGAGGAAAGATTGCTTGGTGTCGTTGTCGAAACGATTCACACAATGTGTGACTGCTTGAAGACGATCGCCAAAGATAGCGTATGCCCTAGCAATGTGGACTAGACGACGAGTAGTGATAACTTCATCAACACCACCATCATAGAAAGTCTTACGGATAACTCCTGCCCACTTGATGAGGTTCTCAGTGAAGTCTTTGTCGCACTTGTTAGCAAGAAGAATCTTGGTCTCGATAGCAGCAGAAGGATACTCTTGCTCGATAGTGATCGGGAAACGCTCAAGGAATGCTTCGTTCAGTACATTAGTACCAACGAACCTACCATCGTCAGATCCTTTACCCTTAGTGTTTGCAGTTGCGATTACAGTGAATCCTGCAGCAGGGCGAACATACTTACCGATCTTCTTCAGATACACACCTTTGCCTTCAAGAACGGATTGTAGGCAGAGAATCTTGTTACTAGCAAGGTCAATCTCGTCGAGTAGCAGGACTGCACCTCTTTCGAGTGCTTCAACGACAGGTCCGTTATGCCAAACAGTTGACCCATCAACAAGACGGAACCCACCAATAAGATCATCTTCATCAGTTTCAATAGTAATGTTTACACGAATCAGTTCGCGACCAAGGTCAGCGCAAACTTGCTCAACGGACATTGTTTTACCGTTTCCAGAAAGACCTGTGATGAATGCAGGATAGAAGAGTTTAGACTTGATAATTTTTTTAATCGGTGCATAAGTACCAAACTGGACATAGGAATCATCTTTCTCTGGGATGTAGGATGGTTCTACTGCAGGTTGAGCAGCAGGTGCTTCGTAAAGTTTTTCAATCTGTTGGGTAGTAAGATTCCACTTACCAACACCAATCTTATAGTCCTTAAGACGCTTGCATGCAGTTGCATATGCAAGACCAAGAACCTTCGCAGCAGAGCGAATATCAGAGCACCCGACATCAGTACCTACCTTGTCAGAAAGATAGTCAACGAGTTGTTCAGTAGTAACTGGGTTTGGAGCGAAGGTCATAGTATTAAAAGGATTGTTTTGTTTGTTATGTACTTATTATAGCAGGTACATCTGCTGTGTGCAATGTGTGTGTGCCACTTTACGGATCGAACACTCCGAACATCAGGAGAAGACATAGGAAGATGGTCAGGTAAACCGCAAAGTGATAGATCATGCAATCTGTTCGATAAATTTGTTGAGGACAGTTTTGTTTGTCATCTTAGATCCCATGTGCTTTTTGAATGCACGTTGTAGTTCTGCTTTGGTGGCAACTTCACCCTTCTGATTGACAGAAAGATCTTCAGTTTCATCACCAAGATTTTTGTTGGGGATAAAGATTGACTCACTAAATCCTGCTTGCTTTGAGATTGAGAAGAACTTCTCTCTCTTCCACTTCTTGTCAAGATCTAGAGGAGTATACTCAAGGTTAGCACGAACTGCACGTCCTAGATCACTCTTTGAGCAAATGCGAATACCGATCCAGTTGTAATCAGTAATCTCTCTGTGGAAACCTACAATCTCTCTAGTTGTAGTGTATGGACTATGATTGATTTTCTTAGAGAAACCAGTCTTAGGATCGCGAAGATAGAAGACTTTACCATGTGAGTGACAAAGAGATACCCTTCTCATGTATCCTTCCATGCCCTCATAGTCTGGGTCATAGAAGTCATTGTATGCCATAGGGTTTGCTTCACCATCAGTAAGGCAAACAACATTTACCTTCTGGATGTTCTCTTCTTTCTTCATCTTCTCAACAAGTTGACGAGTGCAAAGAACTGCTTCAGCAAGTGGAGTACCACCAAGACCATACTTGTATGATGCTTGAAGGTTGCTACCGTAGCACATGCTAGAAACCTGACACCAGATCATGAACATAGATCTTTCAAGAGACTGTTTGTTCTGCTTTGAACTGAAGAACTCAAGAAGTCTGAATGAAGAATGAATGTTCAAATCGCCTTGCTTACCTTTGTTCTTTTCACGCTCACTAGAGTATGAATCTTGGAAAGCAAGAACACGGAATGGAATACCTGCTTTTCTGCAGAACCAGATAAGATTGTAAGTCTGCTTCAAAGTATCCAAAAGAATGTGAGACATAGAACCAGACCAGTCAATGTGCATTACAAGACCATGATTCTTACCATCAGGAATAACTGTGATCTTCTTGAAGATGTCATCAGTCAACTTGTACTTGTACAGTGAGTTGGTATCGATAACACCAGTGCGAGAAGTAGACTGACGCTTGTAATCATCAGCAGACTTTTTCATTTCAAACTGCTTCACAAGATAGTTAACAGATTTCTGTGCTGATTTTTTGTAACTCTCGTACTTAGTACGAACTTTTGATACCTCTGATACAACGTAGTTTTTGTACTCTACTTCATCCTCAGGCATCCATCCTGAGTAACGATCAACCTGACGCTCACCATGAATGTAAACTTTCTCAAGATCTTCTTGAATCTCTTTGTGACCAACAACAATCTCATCAAGATTTACAGTAGGAAGATTGATGTATACCCATTCCTTAGCATTGTCATCAATCAAAGTTTCTAGTGCTTGATTGAATGCTTCCTGAGTAATACTCAAGGTCTCATCATGATCTGTTTGACCAAATGATTGTTGACCAGTAGTGATCTTTGCATTCTCACCACCAACACCTGATCCAGATTCAGTTTCTCCAGGTTGTTGCTCATTAGAAATTTCTGGAGAACCAGACTGATCACCATCTTCACCATCTTCAGATGCTTGGTTGTTGGTGTTAGGTGTAACTTCTACATCACCATCACCTGCATCAGGAGATTCTAGTGACTCCATCTCTAGAGGAATATCCATTTTCTTATCTTCGATATCTTCTGCACGACCATAAAGATCTTCTGCAAGTTTTAGAACATCTTCAAATGTTTTAGTGTTAGCAGCACGATCTACATATACTTGCTCTTCATCAGTAAACTCAATCTCAGGATTACCTTTGTAGAAAAGGTTGATACGATCAATGAAAGGAAGTTTAGTGATATCTTCTTCATTCACACCAAAGAAATCATCTTGCCATAGTTCAGTGTAACCTTGGAAGAAAGATTTACGAAGACCAGGGTATGTCTCCTTCATCATCTTCTCAATACGAACATCCTCAAGGACATTCACAAATGCTTTGTTGATACCATCAAGACCCTTGTTAGGAGTGTAGAGAGCATGACCAACCTCATGACCAACCAAAAGGTCATACACTGTGTTGGATGCAGTCTTCCAGATAGGCAGACAAAGGATACGCTTCTCCACGTCGAAATATGCTGTAGATACTTTACGGTGCTCTACAGTAAGGTTTTCGGTTGCGAGTAGTTTTGCGAGTGTGCCTTTGACTTCTGGATTGATCATGTATCTCCTGTTGATATACCTATTATAACAGACTGATCAAGCATGTGCCACTTATTGTGCCACTTATTCAACTGTCACATGACCGCAGTTACACTCATTACCTGTGCTCCAGGGTTTCTAGCGAGTGCTACTTGCTTTGCATCTTGGTAATCAATAGCGATTACTTCTTCATCCCAAACTTTTCCTGCTTTGAACAGAGTAACTTTACATACCATTAGGAATCATCCGACATTTTACTGAAATCATTAATCTTTTCAAACCTCAAAGTCCTCAAGAACTTATCAACTAGGATATCACCCTTATGTGATATGACAAATAAGTTAGTTGTTGCTCCTAGAGACCGTAAAATTTGAAGTAACTCAGAGGTTGCACCTGCATCAAGGGATGAATCAAACACCTCATCTAGAATTAGCAGGTTAGTTGCTACACTGTTCTTCATTCTAGCAACTTCTCTCCAAGTAAACAGAAGTGCTAGGTCAATCTTTTGCTTTTCACCCTCTGAGAATGAACAGTATGTAAACTCATCCCTAAATCTGCTCTTCAATGTTTCATTAAACTCTTCATCAAGAGTAAAATTAACAAAGAAGTCCATGTTGTTGAGGTATTTATTAATTAGTTTGTTAAAAACTGGCACATACTTCTTAATGATTTGACTTTTGATGCCTCCATCACGCAATAAATGTGATACAACTTGGAACTCATCCAGTTTTTCACTAACTTTAGCACAACTTTTGAGTGTCTCATCAAGTTCTTCTTGAACTTTTTGTAATTCTTGCTCTTCTTTTACAATATTAGGACGGTTGTCTCTAAGATTAATCAATTCATCTTGGATCTTAAGAGTTTCCATCTCAATTCTAACAATATCACGCTCACTCTGATTAATATCACTTCTAATTTCATGACATTGCATAGAAATATCGTCTGCCTCAGCAATAATCTTGAGCATATCCGTGATGTCACCCTTAATCTTATCTAATTTCCTAGAAAGTTTCTTACCTTTTCCTTGTAGAACACCAATTCTTGCGTCTCTAAATGCTCTTTCAATATTCTGATTGCATGTAGGACAGTCCTCATGAGTTTCTAAAAACTTAATATCTTTCTTTGCCAGTTTTAGTTCTGCACTGATTTCTGCCTTGTCAGTTTTAAGATCTGACATGGAATTTCTCTTATCTTCAACGTCAACCATCCTACTTTCTAGTTCAGATAGTTCTTCTTTCTTATTATCCTTTTCTTTTTCAAGACCTTCGATCATCACTCGATTATCTCTGATCTTCTTTTGCCTTTCATCCTGACGAGATTGATTAATTTCGTTGAGATTCTTTAGCAGTTTTTCTTGTGATGATACTTTTTGATTTGCTACTGTGAGTAAGTGATCGCAATCTTTACTTTGTGCCATGGTTGCTCGGACTCTATCCCTGAGCAACAGATTCATTTGTGAGAAGATCTTGATGTCAAGTAAATCTTCAATAACTTCTCTCCTGTGAGGTCCTTTGAGTTGCATGAAGGGGACAAAAGTGGATGAACCCAAGATGACGACTTGTGTAAAGGACTTGTAGTTGAGTTTGAGAACTGATTGTTCGAGATATTTCTGCGTGTCTTTTGTCGCAGCATCTTGATCAACCATTTTGTTGTTCTTGTAAAGTTCAAAAACATTAGGTTTTGCTCCTCGGAATACGCGATATTCGTCTCGTCCAATAGAGAATGTCACCTCTACTTTGAGACCTTTTTCATTGATACTGTTTACTAATTGACCTCTAGTAATTTTCCTAAAAGGTTTATTAAACAATGCAAAACAAAGTGCATCGAGCATAGTCGATTTACCACTTCCATTTGCACCAACAATTAATGTAGAAGGACTTCCATCTAAATCGATTTCTGTCCATTGGTCACCTGTTGAAAGAAAATTCTTCCAACGAAGTGTTTCAAAAGTAATCATTCTTTAGGTTTAATCAAGGGTATGATAAGGTCGTTAGATTTGATGATGGTAAACTTGTAGTTGTAATTAACACAGTTCATTGCAATGATCTCAGGATCAACTTCCATGAGTTCAAGATCCTTGTGATAATCATTTGCCTCTAGAAGACCTGCGTACCGTTCTGCATCGTCTTCTTGTTCAAAGACTGCGACGGTTTTTTGCTTCTTTGCATTGTTAATTGCATAGACACCACCAGTACCAACTTCGGTTAAAACAAACATTATAGTTCAGACGCTTCGACGTATAAAGATCTCATTACAGATTTGATATTAGTCTTATTGACTTTGAGTTCTATCTCATCTATGTATGATTCAAGTAACGTCATAGTGTCTTCCGTTTCAAGGGTAGTATCCGAACATTCCAGTTCAGCACTAAGGTCTTCGACAATCTTAAGATCGCCTAAACCAATACTTTGGAGTTGTTTTACTGCGTAGTCAAACTTTTGATAATCGCCTTTTTCTTCAACGATTAGTTTGACGAATCCTCCTTGAATTTCGTCTGCATTCGGTATGCTAACTCCATTATTATAATACAACTTATGAAAAGTGTCAAAGGGATTTCGGTAAAAAGTAACTTTGAGAGTTTCTGTGTCAAAGACATGGAATCCTCTTTTTGTTCCGTAGTCATTCCAATAAAGTTGATAAGGATTACCTAGGTAACTAACATTACCTTTGGTAGATTTTTGATGATAGTGTCCACTGAACACTCTTTTAAATTTATCAAAGATACTAGAATCCATGCCACTCTCCATGACATGACCTGGGTGTGCTTCAAATCCATTAAGTTCTAAGTGTCCCATACACACTTTTGCTTTACTAGTTGCTACCTGAGTAAAGATCTCATCACGATTATCATCACATATCCAAGGCAACATTAGAATGTCACAACCATCATAAGTTAGAGTGGTAGGTTTATCAATGATCTTAAAATCATAATCACTTAAGACTTGATCAGGAGCATTGACCCTCAGAGTATTTTTGTAATAGATATCATGATTACCAATAAGCATGGTCATTCGACACCCTAGTTGATCTAGGGGATCAAACCACATCTCCTTTGCTTCATCGAGAGACATGAAGTTAATAGATCTACGCTTATCAAACGTATCTCCAAGATTAATGATTTCCTTAATACCTGATGCCTTAAGAAAAGGAATCACCACCTTACCATAAAACTTTTTATAGTGATTGATAAAGTGTTGATTGTCTCCTCTGACACCAAAATGTTGATCAGTTATCAGGAGTATTTTCATAGGTAAGCATGATACGGTGTTTCAACGAACCATTAGTATCGATGATTTGTTGATAATGAAACTCTGCATTGAGTTCCTCTTCTGCAATCTTTTTGATTTGTTCTACAGGTTTGCCAGTTTTACCTGACCAATAACGAGTAATAAAGGACATCATTGCCGACGAGTTTTAACTTGGATATTCGATTTGATACTATTATAGTCTGTTGTTGCCGATCCGTCAACCGAAAAGACATCTGAATATCCATACTTGTCAATAATCTTGTCTTTGATATCCATTTGACGTTTCTCTTTTGCGATACGTCTCAAGAAAGCATAGTAAACAATTTGTGTAAAATATGCGAAAGGGTTCTTAGATTTCTCTGGATTAAAATTATCGATGTACTGAATACAGTTTTCAATGCCATCACAAATCATGTCATCCTTATACATGTAGTTAATAAAGTTGGGACGGAATGACAAGTGATTAGCAATCTTCAGAAAGCAACCGCCAATATAATCGTTGACACGAGGTTTCTCTAGTCCCTTCTCTTCAGCAACTTGCACTCGACGTTTGTATTCGATGATTGCTGCTAGGAACTTTTGGTTATCAACGTAGTGTTGTTTCTTTTTGGCGACTCGCTTCATATGTGTTTAAGTGCTGTTGATATTATAGCACACTTGACAAGATTGTCAAATGCATGTACAATAACACTGTAAGGGTTCAAGGGTTGTTCTTAGCTTTAAAGATCTTCTCAAAGAGTTTCCTATAGTCTTCAGTGTTACCAATATATCCGATTGATTTATCTGCCTTAATATGGTATCCTGCTTGCGGACCTGAGGGGTTGTAACCGTTTTCAGTCATGAGATAAGATTCATACAATAGTTGAACTTCTCTACTCATGGTTGCAATACATACCACATCTTTTTCTCTCACCACAAAAAACTCCTCATCAGAGAGTTGCTGCCACTTCACAAAACCTACCCCACGCATGACTTTGTTTTCATTCATGGGTTTGTTTATTACTTGAACCATTACTGGATCTTGTAAAAATGTTAGTGACTCATTCTCGTCGGACGTGATGATTGCCTTGGCGAGCACTTCTTCTCCATTAGTAAGTTTGAAAATGCCAAAAAAATCTTCGTCGTGTTTGATGTGATTAATCATTTTAATTTTACGTTTATGATCTCATAATGAAATTTTTCTTGACTGTATACTTTAACTCTTTCTAATAAATGATTCAAAGTATAGTTATTTCCACGGTCTGTAGAAATGTCATCCGCAATGTCATATAAAGTCGCTTGTGATTTGTTTTCTCCCTTTCTTAATACACGCCCAATGGACTGTAAGTTTCTAATTCTTGATTTAGAAGGAGAAGCAAAAATTACATTATGCAAGTTTTTGATGTTAATCCCTGTAGAGAACGTTCCGTAAGAGGCAATGATGATAGCATCGTCAGATACTTCAGTAAGTTGTCGAATCTCTTCTCGATCATCAACGTCTACACCGCCATGTACGAAATATACTGGACGTCCTGTGAAACTATTTATCATGTTGTAAAGAGGTTCTCCGTGACGCTCTACATAGTTGAAGAGGATAAGTGTATTACCTTCTAGATCATTTGCGAGATTGCGAATAAATTTGTTTCGCCCCTCATGCTCTACGAGGTAAGTCATTTCATCCTGATACCCCTCAAATAGTTTTTCTTGATGTTTTAAGAGTATAATCTTAACCTTAAGTTTTGCAATATAACCTTGTTTCATTAACTCGTTTGTTCTTGTTACTTGAGTACATCTTCCGAACAACCCTTCCAGAACTAATTGATTTACATTTGTACCATCTAGTGTTCCTGTAAATCCATATCTATACTTACAGTTATGCAACTTAGACATCAAAGAGGTAAGAGATTTAGCTTTGAATTGGTGCGCCTCGTCACCGATCACGACATCAAACTTGCTAAACCATTGACTCGGTTCCTTATAAATCGATTGCCAAGTGGTGATTATTACATCAGCATCCGTATATTTATCTTGCCCCGAATATACCTTGTGGCAATAGTCAGACGCCCTCCATCCATAGGATTCAAAATCTTTGTACATTTGCTCCACAAGAGACGTCGTGGGAACTACAATAAGAACTCTTCTATCTAAACCATTATGATACCTAACCAATGAATAGATCATCAAGGATTTCCCACTGGCAGTTGGCGACAATAGGAGTCGTCTGTTGTATCTCAGGCATTCGTATATTGCTTGGTATTGGTAATCACGCACCTTCACAGGAAGACGTAAGGATTTCACATATCCTGCAACTGCCTCAGGAGTCACAAACTTATTTACATCTTCGGGGTGACCAAAATTTTCATCGGTCTCCGTCTCATACTCGTATCCCTTCTTCTTTGCGTAGTCAACCAAATAATCATAGAGACCACAAAAGATCTCCCCTGTAGCAGGAGAGAATAATCTTATCTTTCCATCCCATCCTCTCCACCTTTTTTGTTTCTGCATGAACTTTGCAGACTCAACCTCAAAGGTAAAGAAATCTGATAACTCGTAATTGATATGAGGTTCTGCTTGAACCTTAAGATACACCTCGTTCTTCTTCTTAATCTTAAGGTCCATACTCATAGTGCAATCGTCACTACACTATGTATCAGGAAATCAAGACCCTTCTTTCCACTTAGTCCATTCGATAGCGTTTTTGATTTGGAAGTTTCTGGTATTGATTTGTTTCAGAACATTCTCTAAGAAATATAATACTTGCTCAATATAATCAATCTTATAACGTAACTTACGGATCTCTTCATCAGCATCGATGAACATCCAAATTTCTTCTTTAGTAGTAAGTTTTAAATCAAATGGCATCTCTTTGTAGATTTGAGATGGTGCTTTACCTTTATAGTAAATCCATTTGTCTTTCTTAAGTGCATTTAACTCACCCTCTTTCTCTTTCTTCATAAGAGAGTAAGTATTGTAAAATTCCAGATACCTTTGATGTAACTGAGGAATCTTAATTGACTCCTCACAATACAAATCACTATCAATCACACAGTCCTGTTTCCAGAGTTCCTGTAGTTTATCTAAGTTCATTTAAGTAATCTTTTTCATTTTGATAGATGTGTTCTTGTCCTTGCCAGATTTTATATCCTTGGACAAGTTCGGGTACTAACCATTCATGTACTGGTAAGCAGTACTTCCAGTTTACAGGTTGAATACAATTCAACACGACCACTTCATAGAATGCTACCAAGTGAATCCAGAACGTTAGCATTAGACACCTTGCTCTTTGTTCTGTTCCAACCACTCTTTCATTGTTGTCTGATATCCAGACTCACGAGAGGGAGGTTCCTTGATCCCCTTGATCTTCTTGTAGTCTTGATGCATCGCTCCCAGTAACCAACTTTGAGAAAGACTTGTCGGTCCTTCTTTCAACAATCGGATTTGTGATTTGGAGAGACCACTTTTCATCTCCAAATACTCCTGTCTCCACGATGTGTGGGGTGATTTGTCTGTCATTTTCCTCCCATAGGGAATGTATCTGGTCTACTTGACGATCAACGTCGTCCATGACCATCAGTATTTTACCATCAATCCATAATTTATGCAACCATTCAATACATATTTCTGCAATTAATGATAGCGGTGGTTTCTGTTTTGCTGCCCACCTTTTAGATTTAGTATACCAATTATCTTCACCACCCCAGGTATGTTCAAACTTGTGTTCAAACTTCATCGTCTTGTCTGTGTGTTAACATTTCTGATTTCATAAATCAGATACTTGAAAGTAACACTCGCAGTTAAGTAATCTGTATCTGTATTAGTAACGTTAAAGTCCAGTGTACTCAATGATACTGGAAACATATCTCTAAAAACAACGTCAAAGTTTGCTCCGTTGTTATTGTTTAATACTTGTAGTGTACCATCAGATGTTTTTGCAGAATTCTCATTGATACCTATTTCACTGTTATTACGCATCCATTCAGTTCTTTCATTGGCATTATCAGGAGTACCTAGTGCACGAACCCAGTTATGGATTTCCATGTAGTTCCTTAGATCTTCATCTACAACAAAGTCTAGAGTCAGTTCACTGTAGTTCATGTTTCCTTCGATAGGAATAGGCACAAAACCTCTGGTAGGAATGTTGACCTCTCCAAGTCTTATCTCAGGGATATTTGCTTTTTGACACAAGAACGAAACCTTCCGTGCTTTCTCCAAGAGGAATACAAATCCTATGGGAGACAGATAGTTTTTATTCGTTAGTTGGTCTTGATACCAGTTTGCCATGTTATGCGTTTATGTTTTCTAACCATGATGTAGCAATGTACTTATCACCAGATAGAGGAGGATTACCTCTATGTACATGGGTAAAACCTGCAGGCCAAATCATAAACTGACCACGAGTAGGTTTAAATCTTTTAGACTGATATAAAAACTCAGTCTCTCCACCTTCATTTACATCATTGAGATACATCATAGTTGCAAGAATCCGACGATTACACCCTAAGGATCCGTCTTCAGAATGCCAAGAGTGATATCCCTCTTGCGGTAAAGTCTTCTGTACATTTAGATATACTTGTTGATATCTATAATGTAGGAGATGTTCAAACTTATCGATATACTCTTCGAGACATCGACCAGTAACCTCATTATATTCTCGCATCCATTGATAACCGCAGTTCTGATCCAACATAAAGTCTTCAGTAGCAAGACATGTGTCTTTGCGAGCATGTGCTTTACGTTCTCTACCAAATAAACCTTTACGTTTAAAGGTGGAACCTACGTTATTCTGATATTCCCAGTAATCAATCAACGGTTGGGTATTATATTCAGTATCAAAAATACCTATAAACCCATCATATCTGATGTCAGTAATCATAATGAATCATTGTGTTTAGTTATTTAGTCTCTTTTTCTAAGAGAACATTGTGTGCTGTGCCATGCCCTTTATAATTATCAGTGTCATAGTAACCTCCTCTAGTACCAAAGTATAGAGTGGCAGCAACAAATGGGATAGCACTAAACAGTAATGCAGTTGCTAACATTTAATCTCTCTGCCTCCAGTCATCGCTACGTTCTTGATGAAACCAATCTACAATTTCGTCTGGTCCATTGAAACCCCTTTTGTGATTACTTGAATCGGGGTCTCCAATATTCAAGTGATTAAGAAAAGAATCGTCAGGATTCGTATTCATTCTTCTTGCTGTGTTTAACATTCCTCTCGCACTTGTATTTGCCTTTGCTAATTTTTGTGCCCAGATCATGTCTTCTATAGAAACATCTTGACCTGCTGCGATTGATTTACAAATTCCTTCTAAACGAAGACGATACTGAGTAGATAACATACAAAAAATGGTATTAAAAAAGGACTAACTCCTTAGTCCTACTACTTATAATATTAAGAAGGGAGGGTGATTGGATTACTTCATACCAACATAACCAGGGAATCGCTAAAGCGAAATTTAATACTGGTTAACTAGACACCTCTTGGTCAGAGTTCAATCCTTTAGGGATTGCGAGCACCACCTCTGAGTCTATACATTACCCCGCCTATTTCCAACAGGGTTGTTCTGTCACACCCGTGTCAATTCCGTCGAATCAACATTTATAATATAACATAAAAAAAGAGGGACGTCAAGTCCCTCTGTGTTGGTATGTAAATATGAATTACATGAGGTTGGCAACTTGTACACGTCTGTAGTACTTGTTAGCATTCGCTGTAAGTGCACCAGAACCTTGAGTAAGTCCGCCTGAGAATGGGTTAGAGACCATGCCGTAACGAGTCTTGAAACCAATTTTTGGTTGGAAGGTGTTAGGGTTGATTGCTCTAACTTGCTGCAATGGAACGTAAGGGCAGTAGAATAATCCTGCGTCATAAGGAGAAGTACCCTTATAACCTGCAACATAGAAGTGCTTATCAGCAACGTTAGCAGAGTAAGGATCAACGTAAACCTTGATGCGTCCGTTAAGAGTACCAACAAGAGTAGAGGAAGTATCGTCTACACCAGTTAAGGCGTTGTTACCCTGTAAACCAGGAGCATAGTCAAGGACACCTGCCATACCGAGAGCAGAAGCAACGTCTGCAGAGCAGATCAAGATGTTGCCCTTCCCGCGACGAGTTTGCTGACCGATAGCGTTAGCATCTCTTTCGATCTGGAACAGAAGTCCTTTGAACTTCTCAACAGACCATCTACCGTTTGAGTCAACATCGAGGTCGAAGATACCACCGTTAGCAGTATTGTTCTGAGCACCTGCAACAGCGTTAGTGTAGATGGTACGAACAACTTCACGGTTGATTTCAGCAAGGATCTCAGTTGAGAGAATGTTGCTCAACTCTTGCTCTGCATCAAGACCGTGAATTGCTTTCAAGTCTTGAGCAAGTTCGATGCTGTACTCTGCTTTCAACGCTCTTGCCTTGGCAGTTACAGTCACCTTCTCGATGGAGAAACCCATCTCTCTGAACGCAGTGTTAGATGCACTGTCGTCTAAACCTTCAACGGTTGAAGTAGACATGCCTTGAGCATCGCCTGTTAGTTCGTAAGTTCCAGGAGAACCATCGTTAAGAACAGCAGGGTTGTTGCCTTCAGCGTCGTTGTTTGCAGAACTGGAAGCACCAGGATCGTAAGAAGAACCTGCACCACCAGAGAAACCTGCGTTAGGCTCATTGAAGAATGCTTCGTCGTAACCAGATGCGTTAGGATCTCTTTCGCTACCGTAGTTAGTACGCATCGCAAAGATAAGTCCAGTAGGACCTGTCATTGGTTGAACACCCGCGATGTCATAGGCGATCAACTGAGGCATTGATCTTCTGATCAATGAAATGAGCACTGGGTCGAAACCTGCAACAGGACCTGTGGCGGTGCTGCTACCAGTGTAACCAGTGGTTTGAAGAGTTTCAGAAAGAATCTGACCTTCTTCGATTTGTGCTTTTTCTTGGTTTTCTAAGAGTTGAGCGACAACACCTTTCTTATAAGAGTCACCGATCTCAGGGAGAGCGTCGTGATTAAGAACGGGTGCCCACTTCTCTTGTAGTTTTTGAACGGTCATTCGTTTTTACCTTTTAGAGTAGTAGTTTAATTTACAATTATTTGGACCAACGAGCAATAGCGTCAACGTATTTCGACATTGTGCCACTCGCTGTAGATTCTACAAGGGGTTCAGATGCTTCTTCGGTGGGTTCGCTTGCAGATTCTGCAATCTCAGCCTTCCTAGTGAAGTATGATTCCTTGATAGTTTCGACTTTCTTACGAAAATCTTCTTCATTTTCAAACTCAACACCCTCTGCTAATGATGCTAACTTCTCCTTTTGGGTTTCAGCAAGACCAGTAGCACACTCGTACACGATTTCCATTTTAATAAAGTCACCAATCTGCTTGTTCAATGCAACATTGGTTTCGATTGTTTCGTTGAGTTTCGCTTCCATATCATCTAACTCTCCAACCATACCGTCAAGTAAGTTGAATTTTTCCTCAGGCACGCTAAAGTTGTGCTCAAGGAAAAGACTTTTTAGACCATTGAAGAATGACTCACTCATCTCAGTCTTAATACCGTGCTCGACCTGGAGTGCATTTTCCTTCATCCAGTTGTCAGCAGCATAAGATAAGTAATCATCAACCTTCTCGGCTAATTCTGTTTTGATTTTTTCGACTTCTTCAGTCAGAGACTCTTCAAATGCCTCTTGCAACGCTTGGACTTCTGCATTAACCTTTTCGGTTACGACTGCCTCGAAGATTGTTGCTGCTCTGTTTCTGAACTCTTCTGAGAGTTCTTCACCAGCGACAAGAGCGTCAACATCTTGACTAAAGTCGTACTTGGTTTCAGAGATCGCTTCTTCGCCATCTTCGGTTTCCTCCATTTTAGCGGATGCGTCAGAAGGTTTCGTGCTAGGAACAGGTGCTTTCTTCACCGAACCCGAAGCAGATGCTCCTGCGTTCTTAGTTCCTTTCGCTCCTTCTTCTGAATCAGTGTTAACATCGATCACCTTAGGTGCACCACCTTTCGACGTGTCGATAGGGTCACCAGGTTTTGCTTTCGCGTTAACTGCTGTTTTGGATTGGGTAGCACCTTCGGTCACTTCCTCCATGTTATCAAGATTTTTTTCGAGGGTCTCAGCCATTTGTTTAAACTCCGTTATGCATTAGCGTTGTCTGTATTTATTTATAAATCACAAACTCTTTAAAAACGACTCAAACGCGGAAACTTTGCGTTCTTGTAAGTTGATAAGGGTTGCGTGATCAATTTCTGTTTTAATTTGAGCAACAGTAGACTCTTTTAGAACTCCATTATCCCAAACCCACTCCTTACCTTCCATAATTCCATCAACAAAAGCATCAGGTGCAGAAGGATCAGCAACAATATCTGCTGCTGTAGCGAGCATGAAGTCATCCATAACAACATTGCAGTTCTCTTCCTTACGGATAGAACCCATCCCACGGGATGAAACACCGAGTTTTACACCCTCGTCTAGTAATGACTTGGCGACTTTACCCATAGGTGTGTCAAGTAGTTTCGCTTTACCAATGAAGTTGTTTCCATCTTCTTTGAGCGACATGATTTTATGTGATACCCTATCCAAGTTAATAGACGGACCATCAGGATGACCTAATTCTCCAAGGGCACGCCCTTTTTGAATGTAGTTCTCATCATATTTAGCGACTTCTTTAGATAAAGTCTTGAGTGGATACATCCTATTGTTACGGTTTTTCAGTTCCGCTTGTAAGAAGATTCCCTCAATGAAGTAATTCTTCTTGCCTTCATTCTCTTCACAGAGAAAATCGACATTGTTAATCTCTTCAGCGATCAGTCTCATCTGTTTGTTCCTCAGTTTCGGGTTGTTCTTCGTCGGTTACCTCAGGGGTTTCGACGTTTCCTTGTGTAGGTTCTGGGATTTCTTCTGTATTATCAGGAAGTTCATCTGCGATTTCATCCGCAGCATCCTGAGCAGTGTCATCCAATTCAAAACCCATACTCTGTGCAAATTCAAGTTTTCGTGCTTGAACAGCATCGTATGCAGCAGCAGATAAGGCATCGTTTACCGAATCAACTGCTTTCGCTTTTTCGTCACCAAAAATTTGATTGACGATCTGTTGTGCGATTTCGCTAGGCATAATAACTCCTACTGTATCTATTTAGTAACTTAGAACTCTCCTCTGCGTAAATCACCTGGATCTACCTGCGGAGGTTGTTCTCCACCCTGATCGGGAGGGGCAGCATTAGGGTCCATAGCAGGATCCATTTCCGCTGCAGGATCAGCAATAACACCAGATTCCATCTCAGATTCAACCTGTTTGTCAATTTCTTTTTGCTCCTGTGCAGTTTGCTTAAGGATCTGTGTTCTGATATACTCCACGGAGAAGTATTTACCAACATAAGGATCCATTACATTAACCATGTTCATCCTTTCATTACGGATCTCAATCTCCTTGAGTTCTGTAAAGTAGTTGTCAGCAATGTAATCATATTGGATATGTTCTTTCATATCCTCCCACTCTTCAAGTGTTACCACACCTTTTAGAATGAGTTGTGTTTTTAAGAGATCGTGGAATAATTCTGAGAATCTCTTACGGAGACGTGCAATAAACTTTTGGAACTTAACTTCATCACGAGTGATTTCCGCTGCGCGACCAATGTTGAATGTAGTCTCTGTTTCTAATCTTGATGATGGAACGTTGAGTGCTTTGTACAACTTCTTCTGGAAGTACTTGACGTCCTCAAGTTCTCCAAGATTTTGTCCACCTGGGAGCGTAGTGATTTCAGTTCCTCTACCGCCTTCCCTTCTGGGTAACCAGAAGTCTTCGAGCATAGACATGAACTTCTTATCATCTTTGATTTCTCCTGTGTTTGCATCATACACTAACTTGTTACGATACCTACCCATAACTTCACGGAGGTATTGCTCCGCTTTGTTCTTAGGTAAGTTACCAACGTCAATATAGAAGATACGACGTTCTGGTGCTCTACTCAAACGGTAGATAACCAGAGAGTCTTCAATCATTCGCAGTTGGTTTACTGCTTTGATTGCTTTATGTAGGTGCGATAGCACCATGTTCTTATTGAGATCCTGGATACCAGAATGACAATAAGTGATTGAGTCAGGTGCAATCTTCATGCCCTGATTAGTAGAATTCTTTAAACCCTTAGGGTTGTAGAGATAGTAACTTGCTGATTGCTGTGTAAGTTGTTGATTAAGATCAACACCGCGAAGTTGGTCTGGTTTCTTTTGTTCGTACTCAGTTACTTTGCGAATCTTACGAGGGTCAATATATCTAAGTTCTACAAGTCCGTCACTGGGATTCTTGGGGTCAATCACCTTATGATAGAATAATCTACCGTCAACGTACCAACGACGGAAAATTTCATAAGAGCGATTATCAAAATCTAACAGACGAAGAATTTCTTGAAACTCTTCTCTGATTAACTTCTTAATCTTATCTGACTGCTTTAAGTTGCTTAATTCAACCTCAACAGGTACATCATCAAAGTTACCACAAATCGTCTCGTTGACGACATCATCTACAGCACTATCCGCTTCTGGTTGAAGAACCATCTCTCTATAACGAGTGATTAGTTCATATTCATTACGAATAGTCCCATCAAAATCTACAGAGTATCCATAGTAACCGCCACCGACAATCGGTTGCGATCCATCCATACTATCCTTCTGAACAAAAGAAGGTCCCTTAGGAACCTTCTTTGCTCTTTGGAGTGAAAATCCAAAAAGTTGAGACATTTTTTAAGATCATTAATGTTCCTGTTTTATTTAGGAACTTTCTAAAAGTTGTTTTTAATTGTCAGTTTTGATTTCGCCTTTCGTTGGAGTCCAGTACTGTACTTGAAGTTCTACGGTAAACTCGGAGATGGCATCATTACTTCCGTAATCAAGATCGATAGCAGAAATATTAGTTGGGAAGCAATCGTAGAAACGATACTTAGCAATGGGTTTGTGCTTCTTCTCTGCAAGAGGGTTACCAGTGTTACCATCCGCATCGGTTGGAGCAAATCTATCAAACTGAGTGACATACATGTCTTTGAAATAAGCAGTATCATCAGAAGCGGAAGTAACGTTCTGAGTGTATGCTTGAATCTTTTCTGCCCATGACTCAAACGCATTACGGAGAACGAAATTACTATCGTTCATAACTGTAATAGTCCAAGGTTCAAAGGTTCTGTCTCCTGCAATCTTAAGAACACGACCTCTGTAAGGAACTTCAACAACACCTACCTGAGTTGCGGGTAAGTTTGCTGCCCTCACGGTAAACGATCCAAGACTTGCTGCTGCATCACCGCCAGTTACCCCAGTAGGAAAACTCACGTCGCATTGGAAAAGATTAGGTCTAGAAAAGTCACCTCTGACTCTTGATTTAAAAGTTTGAATTCCTGCCATGATAGGTTAATATAAAACGCTTTGTCCTATTATTTAGAACAAAGCGTTTTTTCAGAGGTTTTTATTTAGTTTTAACTTGCGACTTCGCTGAAGGAAACTCCAGTTCTAGTAGCAACGAAGGTTAGAGTAATGTAGTTGATAGTTCTAGTTGGTTTCACGAAGATCTCAGCATTGAACTCTCCTCTATCTACTGCCTCAGGTGGGTTGTTAGATGCATCGCACTTAACTAAGAAGTCAGTTACACCACGACGACCTTGTACATCTCTCAAGAATGGTTCAACAATGTTGAGGAAGAGTCCTCTTTGTTGCTCATCATTCTGTTCAAAGAGTTGTGACTTAGCAGCAGTAGCAATCACTCTTTCGATTACAAGGAACAGACGTCTAACATTGATTCTGTCGAAGGCAGAAGCGAATGATTGTGCAGTCTTGTCTCCGAAGAGTACGATACCTTGACCAGGGAAAGAAACGATTGGGTTAACTCTTGCAGAGTAAAGTCTATCACGCTGAGTCTTGTTAGGAGTGAATGCAAGTTTGATTGCATTTCTAACTTGACCGCGAGCAAAACCTGCAGGTGAGAACCAAGGTTCAGAAGTTTCAGTAGTCTGTAAGCAAAGACCTGCAACGTCACCATTACAAGGGATGTAACGATATACGTCGTTGTACTTATCATAGATGTACTTGTAACCAGAATCAAACACCATGTAGTTACTTGAAGGTAACTGATCAAAGAAGTTGATAATGTTGTTAGTTTGTAATGCTGCGCTGCTAACACCAATCACGTTTCCTCTACGAGGAGAAACGAATAGCATGCAATCTCTACGCTCTTCAATGATACTTACAAGAGAAGCAATTTTAGCAATAGCACCTGCATCATCAGCACCAGAAGGACCTGCTAAGATGAAATCGATTGTCTGTGACTCTGGGTCATCAACCAATCCATATGCAGTCGAAAGTTCAGATGAAGTAACAGTATACTCACCACCAGAAAGTGCATAGTCAGCACCGCTTCCGAGGCGATAGTAGAAAGTAGAGTTTTCATCCGTTCCAAGAGTAACGTCTCCTTGAGGATAGTTTGTAACACCTGCAGTTGAACGAAGTACGTTAAAGTTTCTACTTGCTGCTGCAAAACCCCAGTCACCTGCAGAGGCAGATGCGCCTACAGCAAATGTTCCAGTTTCATGTGAACCCCAGAAGATATAAGCAGACTTTTGCTTAATGACTTCAACATAGTAGTTTGCTTCACCAAGAGAAGATCTACCATCAGATGCTTTAGAAACACCGATGAAACGCTCAAGAACTGCACCAGGTGTACCAGTGATTTTTCCGTCAACGTCAGTAACTAAGATGTGAAGTTCATCTCTGAATGCTCCTTGAGCAGTTCCGAATGCTGAAGTTCCAGGTCTAGGAGCAACATTCACCCACTTTTGGTTTGGAAGATACTCACGCTCATCATACTCAACTCTTACTGAACCGATTGAAACAGCAGTAGAGTTTGTATCAGAGATGCTGTCTGCTGCAGCAAAGTCAATACTTCCTTTGTCTTTTACGATATAAACACGTCTCTCAATACCACCATTTGAAATGATAGCAGTGTTAGAACCCTGAGTAATAGTTTGACCATCGGCAAGAATACCAGTGATACCACCAGAAGGAAGACCAATCTCAAGTTTCTTATTACCTGCATCCCATGCTAAAACAGTAACTGTTTGTGCAGAACCAGAAATACTAATAGTAGTTGTAGTACCAGGTACGAAGGTTCCAACAACAGTGTTGACTGAAAGAACAATGCTGTACTTAAATACTTTACCCGCAGCACCAGATGCTGCACTTAATGCTTCGGAAGATACGAATTCGTGATCGTTACCTGATCCAGGAGCAGGAACAACAGCAATTTGATCAGCACCTGCGTCTGTTACGAACACACCGATTGAGTTACCCTTTGCACCAGGAGTTCTTGCTCCCCAGTTCCAGTTGTTACTTGCTGCTTCGTAACTAGTTTCGTAGTCTTGTAAATTCTTAATTTTAGGTGCAGTACCTGCGTTTACTGCGTTCTTTAAGTTAGTGCTATCAGCACGGATGGTTTTAAGAACACCACCATATGCTAAGAACTGTGCTGCAGTATACCAGTACTCGAAGTTATTGTCATTTGGTTCACCAAACTGTGCTACCAGTTCTCTTTCAGAACCAATTTGAATTACCTCTTCAACAGGACCTAACTCAAAAGGTGCTGCGATCACACCGACATTCGCGGTAGATAAGGTTGAAATTGTTGTCAGATCTCTTTCCTGGACTACAACTCCAGGTGAGGATTGATTACTTGCCATTGTTTAAAACTCCTAGATTAGGTCCGTACGTCGGGTTGTCTAGGATTATTTATAAAAAACGAACTCTATCTAAACTCCCACATGTACGACTTGTCTCCATACTCCGCGACTTTCCAGACATCGCCCTGAGCGTCTGCGAAGTACTCGTCATCCATACCATCAGAAACGAATCCGAAGGGTGACATATCCTGCTCGATTGCATCTCTTTGATCTGCATAGATCCGCGCACGCACATCGTTATCGTGCATCTCTTTGAAGTAAGGTTGTGTTGCCATCCATGAGAATATAACCAAACACATTGCTAGGTCATCGTTACAACCATCCTCCGCTTGGAATGTTTGACCCTTTGCAATGAATGTAGTTAGTTCTGCAATAGTATCGTAGTCTGGAATGACTAGTTTATCTTCTTCGATTAATGCTTTAAGGTTTGAACATCCAACTTGCTTTGTGGCAGTTGACATCTTGATACCCAGTTGAGTCTTCTTACCAGAGAATCCTTGACCTAATTGTTGTCCTGCTCTACCACGCATAGATGCCATGAGTAAATTCTCATACTCCAGATCATATTGAATGATATCCGCAACCTGTCCACCAATATCATTTACCTCACATAGAATGTATGCGTTATTGTAATTCTTTGCCACGTCTACTACAATGTTTGGTAAGACGATGGGTTTTACTTCATTATTCTTATATCTAGCAACTAATCTATATGGTAACTCTGACGTATCAAATACTGTAAATGCTGAATAGTCATGTCCTACACCACGAGACACGTCTACAGTTAATATGTAATCATGCTCTGGTATAACCTGTTCAAACAGTGCAAGACCTCTATTCTCTTTGATAGGATCATGATATGCCATGGTCCTGAGTTTACTAGGACTAATCAATGTATCAACAGATCCTAAGAACTCACACTCAAACTCAACTTTAAACTGTGCTTCAGATGTGTTCTTGATTGTTTGTTCTTTCCAAACCTCATCTCTTCCAGGAACTTGTGACCAATGAACCTCTGTAGGAACGTATTCATTTTGATTACGCTCTGCATCGTGCCACAATTTATAGAACATATTCATCCCGTGAGGGGTAGAAATGATAATAACCTTTGTGGACTTACCAGAAGAAATAGTAGGATAGACAGAACTGAAAAACTGGTCAGCAATATGATTCGGAACGAACGCGAATTCGTCCAGAAATATAACGTTAAAGGACATACCCCGAACAGCACTAGCAGAAGTAGAAGCAGCGAGGATTTTACTTCCGTTCTCCAGTTCGAGTGACCCTTTGTTCCAACCGAGAATACCTTGTTGCAACCATTTAGGGAGATTCTCATAAGAAAGTTGTAAGCGTCCCAACATCTCTCTTGCAGTTGCTGCTTTGTTTGCGAGGATTGCGACATTTACGTTATCATTGAATAGTACATACCATAGTAGATATGCTGTAACGATTGTAGATTTACCTGACTGTCTTGGTAACTTAGCAATATTAAATCTATTATCATGGAACTTTGATACCATGTCCTCTTGGAAGTCATACATTTTAAATGGTATGACACCTTCATCAAGAGAAACGATTTTGATATACTTTCGGATAAAGTAAACAGGATTCTCAGCGCACTTCAAATACTCAGCAATCTGTTTCTTCGTAAAGTTCGTAGAAACATTTGCCTTTTTAAGATTAGGATTACCTAAGTAGATTTCCTGTTTAACTGCCATTAATCTCTGTCAATATTCAACTGGTGGTATTGGTGTTCCAATAAACCTTTATAAAGAATGTCTCTCATTACAAACATTGCTTGCTGTTCCTCAGGATCACCACCTGCCCAGTTTTGCAATGATTTTTCTACACAACTGTGGAGTAACCTAAGGTCTTGATGATATAGTTTCAAATGGTAATCATGATCATCTAGTTCATCAAATTCTGGTTGATCGTCAATCATTGATTCTTTTTGTTAAAGTACTTGTTTATGACGTCTATCTGATCTTGGTATTTTGCAATTATATTCAATTCAGTTTCAATCGCTTCTGTAATATCCGAGTGTTCTCCGATACCTGCAGGATTGGTTAAATAAACTTCTACGTTTGCAACATGCTTTTGAATATCTCCATGTGCATGTGCAAGTAATGCTTTAATTAATTGCTCCCTCATAATTTTGGTTTGTCGAATAATACCTGTTCTATATAGGTATTTGCCCAAGAGGTATCAAACCACTGGGATAACACTGCTCTTGTTTTAGTGTTCTTTCTTTGTTGATTTACATAATAAAGTTGGTCATCATAACGTCTCAGTACATCCAACCACTCCATGTCTTCCTGAGATTCTCTGACCATCTGAGTGTATATCTTTATGTATTCCTTAGTACACTCATAGAACTTGTCAATTTCGCTACCGTTTTTCAATCTTTGAAATTTGCAGTACGGTGAAAAGACATCACCCCACTCTGGTAAATGCCTTGGTTCAAAGTTATATTGATTACTTACATCACGAATGTCATCGTACATGTAGTCTAATTGTTTATGAAAGGGAGAGATATCTACAATAGCAGCAGTGACATTACCATTTGCAACTACAATATCACACCCAAAGACAGGTAGATCATATGAAGGATCTGGCCAAAAGACAGAGTGAAGTATCTCTACATTAGGTGTGATTGCTCGTTCTAAATGTATGCGTCTCAATCCTTGACAAGTCCATAGACGATTGACTATAGTCACACCATCTTTATGAACCTCAGAGTAATCTGAAACAACTTCCTCACATTTGGGAAGACCAATAGTTGCTGCTTTGATTAGAAGATCAAGTTTATAGCATGGTCCCGTGCTGTCTTCTAATCTCTCTAAGTTCGTCAAAGTTTTTTTGTTTGGTACCACCATCATATTCCCAGGCATAACCTTCGTCAATCATTTGTTCGTTTAGAGACATTTCTGCATCTCCAATATATAACCAACCTAGCAACCTACCATATTTACCGACACCACCTTTTAATTCTGTTCTAATTGAGAGTTCATCTTCTCCGTCTATTGCCCCCTCAAGTTTCTCCTTAAGCCAGTTAGTTGCATCGATGCCCAGTTCTTTTTCTTCGAGGTCTCTTGTCCTTTTTTCTGGCGTATCAACTCCTGCAACTCTAACTCTTTCTTTCTTGTATAAGTCAAACC